ATTTGGAACCTGCAACCATATTTAATTCCGTTCTACGATTTTTAATCATTTGGATTACAGAATTGATTTCACTATTATTTAACAATGAAATTTGTTTATTAATATTTACTAAAATTTTACTCATTTTCTCCCCATAGTAAGTTTTCTAATTTTGTTTCCTTCATATTGTCTATAACTTCCTCTACCGAAGAAGGATTTTCGGTAAATACAGTTTTTCCGTTTGGTAAAACTTTTGCAGGTCCTTCTGGTTGACCTGGAACCGTGAAAACAACACCATTTTTCATAATAGTGTTATTATTAAGAATTGTGATTTTAGGCATTAGCGGTTTCCACTAATGTATTATTAATATGAATGGAATCTAACCATTCTTCGGCATCAGATTTTGAATTGATACCTTCCAATGATAACATTTCATTGGAATCTTGCATTTTTGTTAATGCTTCTGATTTTGTGATATTTAAAGAGATTAAATCATCCTCTATTTGAGATAGAAATTTTGAGGCACTATCCCACGCCATATTTTTAACTTTACCCATATTAGGCACTCTCCTTTACAAAGTGATAAAATGCAAAGTCATTTGTAGGTGACAATACAGTTTTATTTTTTAGATTACTTCTTAAATATGATTCTTTAGAAAAAACACATTCTATAGAATCGGTTTGTATCAATTCATTAATTACTACATCAATTTGACTATTCACAATATTATTAGTATGTGGATTTTCTTGAATTTTCATCAATTTTTTGATAATTTGACTTTTTTCGATTTTCATACTTATAAGCTAACATATTTGGGGTCGAATACAAGCAAATTCGGACTAAAAAAACCCTTATTTTCTGCGAAATATCCATTTTTTTCCATTATTCCGAAAATCCCCGATTTTCTGCGATTTTTTAGAAAAAATGACTGTTTTCTGCGATTAATTTAGTTGATTTTTCGGAATTTTCGGTAGATTTTGACTATGTTTTCCGTCATTTACCGAATCGATAACTGCTTCTAACATTTTTACTGTTCCTTCTTCACCTAAACTCAATACATAACAATCCACAATTGTTTTAATACACATACCCAATGCTTGCAAAGGGTGATTCGGATGTTTTGACAATAATTCCATTAAATCCGTTTGTGTATCTATCATTATTAGTTTATCTTCATCCATACTACTATTATACTAAATTTTAAGGGGTTTGTCAATATAAAAAACTCTTATAAATAGTTCTATGTATGAATATAGATGTATAATAACAAAAGTGGTAGATGGCGATACCGTTAAATGTGATATAGATTTAGGCTTTGGTATTTGGCAACATAATGAAACTGTCCGTTTGATGGGAATTGACACTCCGGAAAGTCGGACAAGTGATAAAGATGAAAAACCATATGGTTTATTATCCAAAAAGAAACTAACGGAACAGATTGAAAAAGCGGAAGTAATTAAGATAGTTACAACCAGAGATGAAAAGGGAAAATTCGGTAGGATTCTTGGTACACTTGTTGCTGATAATGGTGACAATATCAATGCATATATGATTCGCCATAATTATGCGGTTCACTATCAAGGTCAAAATAAAGATGATGTTCAAAAGGAACATTTAAGTAATAGAGTCATCTTGAATGAACGAGGTGAAATGAATAAGGAGTAAACAAATGGGATTTTTTGATTCACTATGGAAAAAAACCAAAAAGGAAACTAAAAAAGTAGCAAGTAAAACTAAAAAGGCTGCTAAGAAAGTAACTAAAAAAGTTAAAAAAGGTAAAACTAAAAAATAATGGGAAACAAAGCACATAGAATGGGAGACGCCAATACAGGCGGAGGTACAATTACTACAATACCTCAATCTACTGTTTTTGCAAATAGTAAAGTGCTTGCTGTTAATGGTTCAAAAGGAACAGGACACGGTATAGGAGTTCACGCTACAAATCAATGGGATACTGCTAACGGCAGTTCAACTGTTAATGCAGGTGGGATTCCTGTAAATAAAGAAGGTGATGCTGATACTTGTGCCCATACAAGGACTGGTGGATCTTCTAATGTAAATATTGGATAATTTAGTATAAATAGTATAGTAAGGGAGAGATTTACTAATGTCAAGGTATGACGCCACACAATCAAATGAGAGTACAAGAAGTTCTAGGATTTACAAGGACTTGAATCTTAATTTTGAGAAAAATACTGTAACGAAAGATATTCAAAAAATCACAGATGTTGAAGCAGTAAAAAGAAGTGTGCGGAACCTTATTAATACAAATCATTACGAAAAACCTTTCCATCCTGAAATTGGATCAAATTTGAGAGCGATGTTGTTTGAAAATTTAACTCCTCAAATGAATCATCTTATTTCAAAACAAATAGAATTATTAATCAGAAATTATGAACCAAGAGTTCGGTTGGTGCAAGTAAATGCTCAACCAAGTTATGATAGAAATGGATATTTAGCAACAATTTCTTTTTATGTGTTAAATCATCCTGAACCAGTAGTAGTAGAAAACTTTTTAGAGAGATTAAGATAAAATGGCAACTAAACTAGATATATCAGAATTAGATTTTGACGCTGTTAAAGCGAATTTAAAAACATACTTATCAAGTCAAACTGAATTTTCAGATTATGACTTTGAAGGTTCTGGTATGTCCGTTCTCCTTGATGTCCTTGCTTATAATACTCATTATCTCGGTTACAATGCAAATATGCTGGCAAATGAAATGTTTTTGGATAGTGCTGATTTAAGGTCAAGTGTTGTTTCATTAGCAAAAGCGGTTGGTTACACTCCAACAAGTGCAACTTCTTCTACAGCGGATATTAAAGCTGTGGTTAATAATGCAACTGGTACTTCTTTAACAATGACAAGGGGTACAAAATTTACAACTACGGTTAATAGTCAATCTTATACTTTTGTTAATAATGCTGATGTAAGTATTTCACCAGTTGATGGTGTCTATACTTTCAGTTCTGTAACTTTATATGAAGGGTCATTATTGACTTTTAAATATACAGTTGATACTACTGATACGGAACAACGATTTATTATTCCTAACGATAATACTGATACAACTACATTAACCGTTAAGGTACAAAATTCTTCCTCTGATTCAACAACAGCAGTTTATAAGAAAGCAACTGGTATTTCAGAATTAGATGATACATCAAAGAAATTCTTTTTACAGGAAATTGAAAATCAAAAATTTGAAGTTTATTTTGGTGATGGCGTTTTGGGTAAAGCAGTTGCTGATGGCAACATTGTTATTCTGGAATATGTAGTTACAAATCGGGATGCTGCTAATGGTGCATCCACTTTTGCATTGTCAGGAAACATTGGTGGATTTTCAGATGTAACTATCACAACAAATAGTAATGCAAGTGGCGGAACAGGACCAGAAAGTATTTCTTCAATTAAATACAATGCACCAAGAGATTATTCTGCTCAAGACAGAGCAGTTACTGCTGATGATTATAAAACATTGGTAAAAAGTTTATATGCAAATGCACAAGCAGTCCAAGTATGGGGTGGGGAAGACCATTCAACTCCCAACTATGGCAAAGTGTATATTTCAATCAAAGCAAAATCAGGTGCAAACTTAACTGTTGCAACGAAAGAATCTATTGTTGCTAGTTTAAAACGATATGCTGTTGCTTCTGTAACTCCAACAATTATTGATCCTGAAACAACTTATATTACAACTAATACAAGTTTTAAATATAATTCTTCTTTAACTACTAAAGATGTTACAACCCTTCAAACAAATGTGTTATCAACTATTTCAAGTTATAATACAGATTCATTACAAAATTTTACTGGTATGTTCAGGCATTCTGCTTTAGGTAAAAATATTGATGCTACAGATTCGTCTATTTTATCTAATGTAACCACAGTTAAAATGTATAAGACTTTTACACCAACATTAAATTCTGCATTGAAATATACTATTTCATATAACAATGCATTTTATAATCCACATGCTGACCATAATAAAACTGCTGGTGGTATAGTATCTTCAACAGGATTTAAAATTGATGGAAACGATAATGAAATGTGGTTAGATGATGACGGTGCAGGTAATATAAGATTATATTATCTATCAGGTTCAACAAGAGTGTATTCAAATAGCACTCAAGGAACAATTGATTATTCCAC